CTAAACGGCGACTTTGCCCTGTAATGGGTTGAACGAAATAGCATCGTTCAGGAAGTCCGGCGAAAAGTGTGCATATGTCATTGTCTGAGTGATTTTGGCATGGCCCAAAATGCGTTGCAGAGTCACAATATTCCCTCCGTTCATCATGAAGTGCGTTGCGAACGTGTGACGCAAAACATGCGTCGCTTGTCCTTTCGGTAAATCTGGCTTTATCGTCCTAATCAGCGTGCGGAAAGCGTCATAACTTGCATCTGGGAATAGCTTGCCTGTTTCTCGAGTGAACAGGGCCTCTCTAACATCCTCAGAAACTGGCACAGAACGCCTTTTACCGGTTTTGGTATGTACAAAAGTCACTTTGCCGCCGATGACGTTTTCAACACGTAATTGGCTAGCCTCTCCCCATCGTGCGCCGGTGCTTAAACACAAGACTGCAATTTTGTAGTTATCACCTTCCGCGCTTGCAAGCAGGTGTTCGATCTCGGGTTGTAAAAGAAATCCCATAGACGTCGGGGCTTCCTTGAGTTTGTTTATCCCGCGCAATGGGTGAACGCCGTGGTACAAGCCTGCCTCAATCAGGAAGGTGAACATCCCCGATAGAACAACAAGATTACGGTTAAGCGTAGAAGCCTGGTCACCCTCGCTCAGTCTCAATACCCGATAGTTAGCAAGACGCCTTTTATCTATTTGGAACGCCGCAGGGTAGTCCATACTCCGGTTGATCTTGTTGAGTTTGTAACGATAAGACTGGCCATGATCTATGGTCTTACCGTGATACACCCACCAAAGCTCAATTAGCTCAGATAAAGACCGCTTATCTGTTGGTTTTGCTAGCCACCCCTTGTCGTGATAGTTCACAAGCGTGTACTTCTCAAAAGCTTGTGCTTCGTGCTTCTTGTCAAATCTCCGACGGATACGCTTTCCGTTGCGCCCGTTCGGCCTTATGTCCACTTCATATCGACCATCTTCGAGCTTCTTAATCGCCATCGCGAAGCCCTCCGAGGAAGATTTTACTTTCATGAATGTAACTGGCTTTTACACGAAAATTATTGAATAGATAATTTAAGTGAATGTTTAGCCAGTCTTTTGGTCTGAGTGCTGCGAGGTTGTTGCGTCTTGCCCAAAGTGTGCGAGTGCCGGCGCTATTTGGCCGGATTCGGGTGAAATTCGATCACTCATAAACCATAAAGTATATTTTTCAAACCGTGGATGGCTCAGGATTTTCATCGCGGCATCTAGTCCCATCCCTTTAGATCTCGTCTCATAACTGGATAGTGAACTATAAGGAACTCCAGTTAACTCACTGAATTCCTTTCTATTTAATCTTTCTGACTCTCTAATCAGCTTTAACTTCTCTGCTATGTCTATTGACATGGGACTCCCTTTGCATGATTATTTGCAAATCGTAGTAATTAATTGTCATTGGTAGTATCAAAAGCACTATAGGTGACTATAAGCCCCTATAGGCAACTGATTACTACAATCGGAGAGGTTACCAGATGGAAAAGCAAGTAGTAAGGCTTTCTGACGCATTGCCCTATCAGGAATTTGCCAAGGTCATCGGCAAAACGCCTGAAGCGGTAAAGGGCATGATTGATAAGAACAAACTGCCAGTTGTGGAAATGCGCACCCCGGAGGTGCCAACGGCACGCGCTGAATACTGGGTTTACCTCCCTGCATGGAATGAGGGGATGAAATTGGCTTTCGAGAGTCGCCCGAAAGAAATCCGCGACGGTTGGTTGCAGTGGCTTGGACTCGGTGAACCTTCTTCACCAGTTCGTTAAACGAGGTAATGACTATGCTACAGCCTATCTCTATTGCGCCGCTGCTCTGGAACCATCAGGCGGCACGCTCACTTGATACAACTATCACCCACGGCAAAGGGCGCAAGGGCATTATCATCCGCACCCGTCGCGCTGGCCGCTGGTTTCCTGCAGTCAATTCCATTTTACGTAGGGGGTTCAAATGACAGTAATGACTGTTGCAACCGTCCGTAGTCAGCCCGCCGGGTTGCGTGGTCTTATCGGTAAGCATCTTGCCGCGCCGCGCTGGCGTGATACCTGCAATTTCTATAATGACATGATGGAGCGTGAGCGCCTGACCATCTGTTTTCATGCGCAGCTTAAACAGCGTCACTCTGTGCTGAAACTGGAGGAAATGAGTGAGGGCGACTGCGAGCGCATTGTCTGCGCTATTGGTGAATTACGAAGTGCGTTTGCTAAGTATCGTAAGCACGGTATTAGCAAGTCCGGTTATATTGGCCGTTTGACCATTGGCCAACGCCGTACGTTATTTCTTCATGCGGGATTGACCGAGGCCGAATTCAGCCAGCCATACTGGCGCATTGATGATGAATCATGCACGTGGCGAGAGGCACTATTCAAGGCACTACGTGAATTATTCAACCTATTTGAGCACGCCCCAACAATATTGACGGCAGTTAAGCCCGAAAAATATTTGCATTAATTAATACCTGTTCTTTTTAAAGGCGCTTCATTGCGTCGGGCATTCTATTATCTGGAGGTTTATATGCATATGTATAAAACCGTCGGCCAAGCAATGCGTAATAAGGCTGACAATGAGTCACGTGATTGGATGTTGAGAAACGCCCGCAACGAGGCCAAGGCTGACGCTGCGACCAGTTTCTCGTCACACCTAGACCGCATGGCAACCTATGCGACAGTGAACCACCTTTCTAGCGTTGAGATTATCGAACTGCTGCGCGCTGAGTCTGAGAAGTTAAACCATGAGGCGCTTGCGCAAAAGGCGGGTCAACCACTTAATGAAAATGAGGTGTGGTAACCATGCCGGATTTAATGGATTTAGCACAAGAGCGACAGGCGATGGTGCTGGATGCGCAGATATCCAAAGCTCGCGCTGTTCGTGCTGGTCGTAATGTTTTCTTTTGTGATGATTGTGGGGAATTGATTCCAGATGCTCGTCGGGAAATTTTACCGGGTGTGGAAACTTGCACGGCTTGCCAGGAGGTTAGAGAGGCTAAAAGTCAAATTTATGCGAGGAAGTCATGACGGGGTTCTCTATTTTATTCGGCCTTCTGGTTTTGCTGGTAGGTCATTTCATTGCGGCTGATTTGAGTGATTCAGAATTTGCACGCAGACCAGAAACCCAAAATTACGATTGAGGAAAAAGCATGGAAATTAGAATCGATAAAAATTGGGTAATCACTAGTGACACATTCCAATTCATCCTTAACCGTAGAAAGACCGTTAAATCCGGTAAAGAAGTAGGAAAAGAGTGGCTTGATGCCATTGGCTATTACCCGACTATCCCGCAACTGGTTTCGGGCCTGATTCATCAGAACATCCGCGATTCAGGCGCTACCACTCTTGCTGAGCTGGCCGCCGAAGTTGAGCGCATTGGCCTGCTGTGCCAGGAGGCTTTCACCAATCACTCGGCTGTTGTTGAGTGAGCGAGGCAGATCGGGGGCGCATTGCCCCCACGCCACCACTCGCCTACCCAGGCAACACCGGCGAGCCTTTCGTCGGTGTTTACCCATGGAATGCTCCCAAGAAAGCTATTGGCAAAGAGAAACCGCTTACCCGTGAGCAACACGCTCAGGGGCAAGCTGTTTTACGCAATATCCACTCCCTCCCGCACTTCCTTGGTGCGATTTTCCTGTCGCGTCATTCTTACCTGCTGAAAGATAAAGGGCTACACGATGCCAATAAATGGTTAATGCTCCAGTTTCAGCGCCGCATCTGGCCACGTATCGAAATCGTTAACGCTAAAAATGCCATGAATCTCAATGCGTCACCGTGCTTTATGGTTGAGGTTGACAACTATGCACGCCTGCCGGGTATGGATGATAAAGAGCTGCGGCGTTTTGCTGACCGTATTGCTGGGCAGCTGATGCAGAACTATGAGCGTTATTGCGAGGAGTTTATCGAAGCCAATGGAGGCGATAACACCGGGTTAATCAGCGACAGCGTGCAGGCTGATTTTTATGGCCAAGTTGGCAATATGGCCCGCGCGTTTAATGTTACCCCGATGCACTGGCGCAAATATCGCAAGGGTGCGCTTGATGCCGCTTCAGCGATTGCCAGCTTGTCACGGCTGGTTAACTCCGAGTGGTGGGAACGTCAGTTGAAAGCACTGCGCACGCGCTGGCGCGAGGCGTTGCTGATAGCTGCCGGTGAGGTCAACCGTAACAAATACCCATACGCCAGCAAGCAGGCTATCAGGGATGTGCAGGCGCGGCGACTAGCCAATATGGAATACCTGAAAGGGTGCGACCTGGAGAACGTCGAAACCGGTGAGCGCTTCAACCTGATTGATAAGGTCATGGCGAGCATTTCTAACCCTGAAATCCGACGCATGGAGCTGATGAGCACCATTGCGGGGATTGAAAAGTATGCCGCCAGCGAGAGGCATGTCGGCATGTTTATCACTCTTACCACGCCGTCCAAATACCACCCGACGCGCGTCGTCGGTAAGAAAGACAATCCCCAGGTTCAGTTTAACCACAATTGGGATGTAGAGGCGTTTTCCCCTAAAGACGGTCAGCGCTACCTTGTTGGCATATGGAGCAAGATGCGCACTGCGTTTAAAGACCGTGACCTGAATGTTTATGGTATGCGCGTTGTTGAGCCGCATCACGACGGTACGCCGCACTGGCACATGATGTTGTTTTGCGAGCGTAAGCAGCGCCAGCAGGTTATTGACATCATGCGCCGGTATGCCATGAAAGAAGATGCTGACGAGCGTGGCGCAGCCAAAAACCGCTTTGACTGTACCCACCTGAATAAGGGCGGCGCAGCGGGTTACATCGCTAAATACATTGCCAAGAATATCGACGGTTATGCGCTTGACGGTGAGATCGATCACGACACCGGTAAGCCCCTGCGGGATATGGCGGCCGCAGTGACCTCCTGGGCATCTACGTGGCGCATCCCTCAATTTAAATCTATTGGTGTTCCTACCATGGGTGCGTATCGCGAGTGCCGTGCCAGTTGCCTGCGCGGGATTAGCTTGGCCGACACCTTTGACGAGAGGGTCGAGGCGGTTCGGGCTGCTGCCGATGCCGGTGACTTTGCTGCATACATCGCCGGACAGGGCGGGGCAAACGTGCCGCGTGACGTTCAAACCGTACGTGTAGCACGTAAGGTGGCCGATGAGCCGAATGCCTACGATGAAGAGGTGCAAAAGGTGGTCGGCATCTTCGCGCCTCATCTTGGCCATGGCCACGTATTTGAAACCCGTACAACGGAATGGCGTATTGTCCGTAAAGCCGTTGACGTTGAGCCTTTGACTTTAAAAAGCGCCTCTGGCGCGCCTCGGAGTCCTGTCAATAACTGTGGGGAGGTTGGGCGAGAACCGGAGCCAGTTTTGGCTGTTACGCCGCCTGAGTACGTCACGGCGGTGATGAATTTAATTGAGAGCGGGGATGTTAGCTGGAATGACCCAGACGTCGCCAAGGTGCTCAGGGACGTAATAAGGGAGCAATCTCCAAAGGCCAGCGGCCAACTGCGCATCAAAAACCGCAATAATTCACGAATTGACGCCCAATCAGCCCGTCTGACGTCAGCGGAGCGTGACCGCATACCTAAAATTCGCCTGGAGCTGGCGCGTGATGGCATCACTGCCGAACGTTGGGAGTTGAGATCATTGGTTCGTGGGGGCAAGGTTAGCTATAACGACAAGCTTTATTCATATCCAGCGCTTGATGAGTGGTCGGGGTTCAATATCCATTCTGATTAGGTGGGCTTATGGATGGTTTGCTATCATACCGCTACCGTTTTTTATGGTGTTACTGATAGTTAAAAATTAATTCATAAGAGGGATTGCTCGTGAAAACAATCATTGCCATGATTTCTTTGCTTACCATGTTGGCATTTTTTATTGGCCTGATTAAGCCTGCATGGGTCAAAATGACAAGCAGAATAAGATCTAGTGTAGTTTATGGCATCATTTTTATTTGTGTGTCCACCTTGGGGGCTACTTTCTATCCAACGGAAAAAATTGGCGGTGTGGCGGCAACAGATAAGCCTGTAGATGAAAAGCCATTGGAGCCAGCAACAGATAAGCTTGTACCTGTAGATGAAAAGCCGTTGGAGCCTGCTCGGTTTGATAAATCGGATATGCTGTTAGGTGATTATCGTCAGGAGGCTAAGGACAAGCGTCGAGAGATAGTCTCGGACTATGTAAAGTCTAAAGGCGTGCCTGAAAGCGCAACTGATAGTTTTTATGCTTGCCTGAGTGAACATAGTTTTACCAAGGCTGATGATTTGGCGCTAGGTGATGTATTGGGTTGGTGTGACGCTGATTACAGTCAAGACCCGAAATCATTGGCCAAAAGAATAAATTTTGACGTGTTCCAGGGTAACTTTAGTGGTTGGAGTGGTTCTTATAGGCCGCTTGAAAAATTGATTAAGTTAGGTATGAATGATGATAAATCGTATAAGCATGTTTCTACCACCTATCGGCTATCGCTAGGCCGTGACCCGCACGCTGTGGTTAAAACTACATTTCGAGGGACAAATGCCTACGGTGGTGTAGTTAAGCAGACGGTTGCCGCTCGCGTGGATATTCGAACCGGCGATATCATTCAAATTGTCGAAAATTAGCCGGTAATTGCTATGCATGCATAGCGTGCATGAATATGAATGCCTGAAATCAGACCTTATCCATCCGACCGCGCCAGCACTGGCGCGGTTTTCGTTGGGTCGGGCAACTGCATTAAAAGGGACCCATGAAGCGGGCAGGCGTGGTGGGGATAGCATTGCGCGCAGAGTGAATTTTATTCTCAAAAAATAATTGTTTTTTCGCGTCGTGGCGGCGTTGAATTGTTGAAATTAAATCAGGGGTGGGGTAGGGGATTGAACGTCGTGACGGGCGTCTGAGAGCGTTACAGCGTGATATAGAAAGCCGCCTAAATTGTATCAGCTCAGACCAGATCTGACAGTTACCGCGGATAGAACACAATCTTATCTGATAGTCGGTTTTGAACGAGAAGCGGGCATTTTGGCCCGGTAATGAATATTAATAGCAAGAAACGCTACCAGTGAAAGAGACTTCATTCTCATAAGGTGATGTTACAAATTTGGGAAATCGCGCAATTTATTAAAATTGCTATAACAACATAGGGTGCATAATGGATATTGTGGTAAATAGTAATTATAGAAAACCGCCATTGATGACGGCTTGAAATGAATTCTATACTTCTAATTTTGGTACATTATAAGAGTTTGTGGCAATCATTAATATACATATCAGTTGTAATATTCGGCATTTATCTTTCGATATAATTATCCAGTCATGGCTTGAATTGTTTTCGAAGTTATTCCCATGCGCTATGTCATGCCTTTTGGTGTTTAGGTCGTCTAAAAAATCCTCCCACAACGTCCTTTTTTTTGATTTTTCACCATTTTGACTTGATGGTTTCTGTTCTGTTATTTTTTTGAAAATATAAGCATCGACATTGCATGGAAAATTTGACATTTTCTTCTTGACTTTTTTGTTAAGCAAGTCAACGCTTCTGGATATTTCCTTGGGCGTCATTGAGAAAATGTTATCGAACACAGTTCCATCCAAAGAATTAAAAAGATCCTTCGTCCCTAGTGAGCTACAAACTGTCTCTAGGACTGAAGGTTTTGGATTTTTATTTTTTTCTGGAAGAAATGATTTTTCATTTAATGAAAATTTATCATGAGATTCGAACTCAGTAATCAAACGTTCTACTTTCTCGTTTGCTTCTTTCGAGTTATCAAATCCAACAAAACCTTGGCAGAATACTCGCTTCATTGCCTTGGGTAAATGCATGAATTTGATGCTACTCAAATCTGAAATAAAATATTTAACAGCATCCTTATAAAAACCTTCTAGGTGAGAAACGCACAAGACAGTGGCCGCTCTGCATAATGAGTTATATAAATCAGTGTCGTGCTGATTTTTTTTAGCTAGCTCAGAAAGTCTATCTATCTCTTTCCACTGGTTATCAAGTTTATCAAGATATTCAACTATAGCTGAGTTCATATTACGCCACCTCTTCAGCTTTTTCCATGCGAGTCTTTATTTTAGATATGTCATTGACGCTCCCCGTACAAGCATCAAAATAATCTTGTGATAAAAACATATTTTTTAAGTCTTCGTCTTTTATTTTTTTATTTGTTTTCATGAAGATATGACAAACTGAATCATAAACCGAAGCATTGAATTTTGATGAAAGCTTCAAATCTTCATCTGCTTCAATTTTCCATTTTGAAAAAGGAAGTTTGATGTTTGATTCTTTTATTTTTTTAAAGGTGCTAATAAATGAGTCTTTCATTTTCTTTAAGTCAGCTTCATCCAGTTGATTAAATTCCTGCATTGTGGAATTAAGGAACTCTTTAAATCCTTTTTTGTATTTATTGTATCCGTCATTGTAATTAATGGCAAAGAAGCGCAATACTAACTCTTGATCTTCCATCTTTTTCTTTTTTGATTCGCTTAATCCGCAGGTTGAAACAAATTCAGGGGATACTGAAAGATCTTTTATTAAATCCTTAAAAGGACCTCTATAAATGGCATTTCTAAGCTCTTGTGATTCTAGTTTTAATGCTCCGGTGTTTAATCTTTCAAATATGTCGTATTTTACTTGTTGATCTAAAGTTGAATCAATCCTTAAACATTTTAAAGTTCTTTCCTCTAATCTTCTTACGAGGAATGGAGGGAGATCTTTGTAGTACGCACCATTTAAATTATCTAAAACCTCAAGATCGACAAGAGAGTATTGATTCTTTAAGAACTTATAAATTGCTGTTAGTCGCTGTTGGCCATCAATTACTGAATATCGATACTGCCCATCATCATCAATTTCATCGTCTACGTCTATATCTAAAGAGATATAGACATAAGGAATAGGGATGTTTAATATAAGGCTTTCAATTAGTTTTGAAGAAGCATCATCTCCCCAACGATGTTTCCTTTGATAGTCAGGGTCTAACTTTATTACTTTTCTATCTATTTTTTTGACTAGTGTTTCCAAATCATATTCGATATTTTGTGTTTTTACTGTTCGTTCTTTTGCTTTTTTTTGTAATTCACTTAATTCTATCTTGAATGACATTTTATTTCTCACTAGTTTGTTGTGGGTTGATTATTCTATATTAAATTTTTCATTTTACAAAGTTTATTCGGTTTTTCTTCTGGTTCAGAACGTCATGAGCCGTTGAATTTCTTTTGCGTCGGATGTAACCTCTTTCTGAACCGTAGTAACAGAATCTACAAGCCCCCTGTCACCAAACCCATCCTTTGAGTTTAGCCGTAGTTTGGCTCTGACTTCAAGAACTCTGCATCAGTAATCCTTTGTATACCTCTTACCAATGGCTGCAGCCATTGGCGTTTTTGCGCGCCGTTCCGTAAGCGAAGCTGGCAATGTCCGCAATAGGCACAGAGCTGCCTGTCAGATTGGCTCTGTGCCGTAGCCGTGCCAGGTCAAGTCGCGACTAATACACCTAAATTGGCGGCTGTAGGGTTACTCGTCGTCGTTGTCGAGGCTGTATTTTTTAAACCGGATGACCTCAATACCAAGCCAGTCATTAACCTCCTTGATGCGCTCCTGGAGCGGCGTCAGCTCGTTGCGCACAAACACCTTTGCCGCTTTCTCTACGTCGCCCGTTGACCCGACGTTTTCCGGTTTGCCGCCCATCAGTTGATAGGGGATGCGGTGGGCGTCCATCAGGTCAGCCGCGCTGACTTTCTTGATGTTAAAAAAATCATCCTTGGTAGCCACCTCACTGAGCGGCACGATTTTAATGCCGTCGGGTTTTCCGTTCGGCGCATAGAAAAACAGGTTTTTGAAATTACCCAAACCCTTTGAGTGACTCATCGCCTCGCGCAACGCATCGACGTCTGTGGTGCTCTGGGCTGCGTCGGTCACATACATGATGTAACCGGCGTGCGCGCCGTTCTGGTAATACTTGCGCCGGAACAGGGTGGCGGACTCGTTCAGCCATGCTGAGTTAAGCGCGCTCAGGTATTCAGGCATCCCATAAAGCTCCTGGTTAATATCTGGCTCCAGCAGGTGAAAAACACTGTCCGGGGCAAAGCTGTGCGGCTCGGTAAAGGATTGCACAAACCAATAAACACCACGCTCCACGCCGCGTCGGGTGTATTTGGCCGGGGAGGTGGCAAGCTTCATCAGCTTGCCGCTGACGCTAAAACGCTGCTCTAAAAAAGCGTTTCCAAAGACCAAATGGTCAAGTACAAAGCGGCTAAAATCTTGCTGAGATAGCAGCGGGTGCGGGATGTAGGTGCTGGCCAAGATGTTGCGCTTCACGTAAATCGGTGAGCTGTGATGTACGGCGGCGCGAAAGGTTTTCGCCAGCCCGGAAAAACTGATTGGCGGCTCTATCCATTTGCCGTTACCGACGCACTCGGTGTAATCCAAAATGTCACGGCGATCCAGTACCGCTGACGGCTCGCCAAAGGTGAACGCCTGCGTAGCCTGGGTGGGCTGCGCGGTGGTTGTGGTGGGTTTTTTGTTGCGGCGGTTGCGCTTACTCATCGGTTGAACTCCAGAATAGATTTAGACGGCTGACCATTGGCGGCGGTGAGCGGTTCGTTTAACAGGGCGTGCATAGTTGCCCACGCTACGTCGGCGTGGCTTGCTTCTTCACTGCGACTGGCGTCATAAGTGGCGCTGCGTCCGCTGGCGGTCATGGTTTTGCGGATGGCCATAAACGATTTGGTGATGTCGGTGTGGGCGATGTCGTACTCCAGGCGGCCACTGCCAATGGTGTCTTTGGCTTTCAGCACCATGGCGGTCTTAACCTCCGGGCTATAGCGGATTTCCCGCGCTGCCGGGTAGAAGGCGCGCACAAGCTGGAAAACCCCTTGCCCGATGCCGGTGGCGTCGATACCGATGTACTCCACTCGGTATTTTTCTGTTAGCGCTTTAATGGCCTCGGCCTGGGCGGCAAAGTCCATGCCTTTCCACTGGTGGTGCTCCAGGATGCGGAATTTACCGCCCGCGACCATCGGCGGAGCCAGTACCACACACCCGGCGCTGTCGCCGGTGTGCGCTGGGTCATAGCCGACCCATACCGGACGGTCACCAAAGGGCCGCGCCGCATACGGGTTAACGTCTGTCCATTCCTCCAGGCTGTCCACCATGCAGCCCTGTAACTCTTCGAACGGGAACACCGAGGCTTTATCGTCCACGAATTCGCACATAAACAGGTTGCGGAAATCATCGGCGCTGTTTTCGCGCTTAAGCGTGTCCAGGTCGAACAGGTCGCAGCCTCCGGCGAGTGCATCCTCAATAGTGACGATTTGCCGCCATTGGCCATCATCACAGAGTTTTCCAGCGGCTAGCGCTTTGTGGCTGATATCGATTTCCACATGCTCTTTGGTGCTTTTGCGGCCCTTGTTGAACAGCTCCCCCGACCAGAACGGGAACGCCCCATGCCCCAGTGTGGACGGGGTGGAAAAGTAGGTTGACCGCAGGTGCTTCTGTGAGGCCATGCCGGAGGCCACTTTGCGCAGCTTTTGGAAGTTCGGGATCCAAAATATTTCATCGACCAGTAAGTCGCCGTTATGGCTCTGTGCGGTGTTGGAGTTGGTGCCGAGGAAAATCAGCTTTGCGCCGTTGTTGCCGAGTACAATCGGATCGCCGCTCAGCTCAATGTCGACCATCTGGGCAAACTGGATTATGTATTCACGGAACACATACGCCTGGGTCTTACTGGCGGAGAGGAAAACCTGATTATGACCGGTTTTCAGCGCGCGCAGCAGCGACTCACGTGCAAAGTAAAACGTCGCGCCAATCTGACGCGATTTCAGGATGTTGCGGATACGGTGCGCCAGCCCGGCTTTGTGCCAGCCGAGCTGATACTCGAATGAATCATCAAAAAATAACTGCTCCAGCTTGGCAATCGCTTCCTCGCTGAAATAGTTCTTTTTCGGCTTCTTGCGTTCCCCTTTGTTGCGGTTGGCCACGTTGGGATTGAGGTCGACCTCGTTGCCGGTGGTCATGTAACGATTAACCCGTGCTAACCGCTCAATCTGGCGGCCTAACAGGTCAATCTCTTTGTAGTCACTGCCTTCCTTCTTGCCCTTCAAAATAAGCTGAATAATCCGCGCTTCCAGGCTGGCTTCGACGCGGGAAATCGGCGCGATCGCATCCCATTTTTCGCGCTGTTTCCAGCTCTGCACGGTGGGTGCTTTTTGGTTGAGCATTTCGGCAATCTGCTTGACGGAAAACCCTTGCCAGTAGAGTAAGGACGCCTGTCGTCGCGGGTCGAGCAGGAGTGTGGTGTCGGTCTGAATGTGCATGCTGTGCCCTCGTGGTGGTGACGAGGGCAAGGCTACGCAACCGGCACCGGCGGCGCGCTAAGGTGCTGTTGTGTCAGGGGTAGTCCGTCGGCCATTGCTGGTCGCGTGAGTGCTTGATCGGGAAACTAGCCCCCGACATAACACTCACATCAGGACAAATGACCATGGCAAAAAAAGTATCAAAGTGGTTTCGCGTTGGCGTCGAGGGTGACACCTGCGATGGCCGTGTGATTGACGGCAATGATATCCAGCAAATGGGTGACAGCTTTGACCCGCGTGTCTATGGCTGCCGCATCAATTTGGAACACATCAAAGGGCTATTCCCCAACGGCGATTTCAAGCGTCTAGGTGATGTGGTCGAGCTGAAAGCCGAGAAAATCGCTGACGATTCCATCCTTAACGGCAAATGGGCGTTATTCGCCAAGTTGACCCCTACCGACGACTTGGCTGCCATGGTGAAGGCGGGCCAGAAGGTTTACACCTCCATGGAGATCCGCCCGAACTTTGCCAATACCGGCAAGTGCTATCTCGTTGGCCTCGCGGTGACCGATGACCCGGCCAGCCTGGGTACGGAATACCTCGAATTCTGCTCAACCGCCAAAACCAACCCGCTCGCGGGCCGTAAGGCCGAGCCGGGCGACCTGTTCTCAGTGGCCACGCTGGTCGAACTGGAGTTCGAAGAGGTGCCCGATACCCTCCTGTCCAGCCTGAGCGAAAAGGTAAAAGCCATGTTCAGCCGCAAGCAGGAGAGCGATGACGCGCGTTTTAGCGATGTGCATGAGGCCGTCACGGCGGTGGTGGAGCAGGTACAGGCCAGCGGCGAAAGCACCGCACAGCGTTTTACCGAGCTAGAGCAGGAAATTGCCGGGCTGAAAACCGCAGCAAAAGAGAGCCAGCAGCAGTTTGCCGAGCTGAAAACCACGCTCGACAACACCGAGAGTTTTAGTCAGCCGGGCCGACCGGCGGCAACCGGTGGCGATGGTGGAGATAGCCTGCTGACCAACTGCTAACCGACTGACCGGGGCGTAGTACGCCCCATGTTATCCCCCCGTTTATTGACTAGGAAACCCTAATGAAAAAAGAGACCCGCTTTAAATTTAACGCCTATCTGACGCAGGTTGCGAAGCTCAGCGGTATTGACGTCGGTGACGTTTACAACAAATTCAGCGTGGAGCCATCGGTCACACAAACCCTGATGAACACCGTGCAGGAGACCTCCGATTTTCTGACCCGCATCAACATGGTGCCGGTGGATGAGTTGAAAGGGGAAAAGGTTGGCGTTGGTGTGAATGGCTCCATTGCCAGCACCACCGACACCGACGGTGGCAAAGAGCGTCAGACCGCTGATTTCACCGCGCTGGAGTCAAAAGGCTACGAGTGCCAGCAAATGAACTTTGACTTCCATCTGCGCTATAAGCAGCTCGACCTCTGGGCGCGCTATCAGGATTTCCAGTTGCGTATCCGTAACGCCATCGTGAAGCGTCAGGCGCTGGATTTCATCATGGCCGGGTTCAACGGCATCAAGCGCGCGCCCACCTCTGACCGTATCAAATCCCCCCTGCTGCAAGATATCGCCGTCGGCTGGCTGCAAAAGTACCGCGACGAAGCGCCAACCCGTGTTATGAGTAAGGTTATTGGCATGGATGGTGAAGTGATTTCCAATACCATCCGCATTGGTAAGGGCGGCGACTACGCCAACCTGGATGCGCTGGTGATGGACGCCACCAACAACCTGATTGCACCGTGGCATCAGGAGTCACCTGACCTTGTTGTCATCTGTGGCCGTAAGCTGCTGGCGGACAAGTATTTCCCGATTGTTAACCAGGAGCAGGCGAACACCGAGGCGATGGCTGCCGACGTGATTGTCAGCCAAAAGCGCATCGGTAACTTGCCAGCCGTGCGCGTGCCGTTCTTCCCGGCCAACGCCATCATGGTCACTAGCCTGGAAAACCTCTCTATCTACTTCATGGATGAGAGCCACCGCCGTCACATGGAAGAGAACGCCAAGCGTGACCGAGTGGAAAACTATGAGTCGATGAACATCGATTAT